ATCGGAATAATGTTCTTTTTAATCTTCCGGCTCGAGCCCTGATGAACAGTAGTGCACCAGATGTGTCCGTTATATCCGAAAAGGTCGATCTTATCCGTTCCGCTTGAGTTGTTGACATATACAACGCCTGCATTGTTTCCGTCTACCGTCGCCTCGACTGCAGTATTCTTTGTGGTTGCGTTATAAACATAGACAGATCCGCCCAAGCTATCCGAAAGCAACCAGATCATCAGGTCGCCGGACTGATTCTTTAATATGAGGTTTGTACCGTCGGCCGGCGTGTATGAAAAATAACCCTTTTCCACTCCGTTTTCATCAAGGAACTGGAAAGAGTTCTTTGCCTTAAAGTCTTTCATGACCGCAGCGCCGTTCGACATGTCAATGGTCGAATTGCCTGCAACGTCTTCAATGACTCCCGCCTTGATAAGATTCGCATTAAGAGTTCCGGTCGTAATAAAATCTGCAACGATCTCGCCGTTTGCCGTCATCGCGAGTCCATACGGTCCTGCATATCCGGTTGACGAATAGCCGAGCCCCGCCTGATTCCATCTCCACACCTTGACTGCCTGCGTGATGTCCGGATCGTCCATGATCAGGATCTCGTCAGGCTTTCCGTCTCCGTTGGAGTCATGCAGCACCACATAGCCGCCGAGATTCCCCGTGATGAGTTCCGTCGCCTGCTTGATCGCCTGAGACATGGAAGTCTCACTCGGCTTGTTTTCGATTTCCTTCTGCTGTGCCACGAGCGTGTCCGCGATGTTCGTCGTTGCGTCTCCGAACTTTGTGGAAGTGTAGCGGTCTGCCAAAACGTCCCAGACGGTCTCGATGCACTTGGCCGTTGCGGTCAGTCCCAGAGGTTCAAAATATATGTGAACCGTGTCGCAGAGGTCGACCCTCTCCGTCAGGTTCTTCATCTGCACGAAGTTCAGCGTGATGCTGTTCTTTATCGTGGTGAAGTTGTTGTTTGCTATGTAAGCGGCCGCCAGCGTTGAGAGCTGCGTGGCGATCGGAGTGGCGCTCTCTGGATCCACTTCGGATGAGAAGTTAACAGCCTTCTTCCTGTCAATGCCCACGAGCCCCGTGGAAACCTCCGAGCCCGTCGTGACGGTTCCATCCTGCGCCTTGTAGTACGGAATGATCGCACTGCAGAGGTTGGTCATGTCGAGCGTCTGGGAGAGCTCCGTCAGGTTCTTTCCGTACCTGATCGTCACACCTCTATCCTGACCTCTTGCAGCCAGGAATGACGCGTTGAAGTTGTCATACTTCCATTCTCCCGGACCATAAACGTCAAGGATGCTTCCCTGCTTTCCTCCGAACCACGAACGGACTGAAGACGGCTCCGCGACTTCGAACGGAGCGCTCACGCTCTTGTCCGAACTTATGACGAAGAAGCCTGACTGTGCGTTCAGGAGCGTTATCGTGTCGTCCAGCGATGCGGCAGTTCCGCTCGTGATGACCTTTCCACTCAAGTCATAACTAATATGCTGAGCGTTGACGGTGAACTTTCCATTGATGGTCTTTCCGACCTTGTAAATACGGAAGAGCTGCGGATCGTCGGTATAGTTTGGTTTCGCCTTGATAACCGCGTTTGGAACGATGTCGGAGGCATGGATGCCTTCGGCAGCGTATTCCATCGTCAGCTCGTATTCGCCGTTCCTGGCTTCCTTAACGGTTGCCGAAATGCAGTCGGAAAGCACGCCCACGCCGTAATTCGACGGGACGGTGCCTTCCGTAATGCTCGAGTAAAGAATAGGCAGCATGGTGATTTCTCCTTAAATGGTAAAGTAGCGAGGCACGATGGTGACTTTCGTGGTCGTGCCCGTGATTCCCACGGTGTTCTCTCCCGGAATGATCTTCGGGAAGGAACCGCTGATGTCCGAGTTCTTGTTCTCGGCCGCGAGCCTGTATGCGTTCATCGTTTCGCAGTCGATGTTGATGTAGTCTGTGATGGAAGCGCTGATCGTGTCGCCGCCGATGGTCACCGTGACCGTTCCGCTGCCCTCAATGTGGATGAGTGGCTTTGCCGTGAACCTCGTCTGATTTACGATCTTTTGGTTATTGATGACGGTGACTTCCTGTTCCCCGGTCTTTAGAAACCTTTCGGGTCTGCATGTGAAGTTGATCGTCGCTTCGCCGTACTGGGTCATCTTGTTTGAGAAGTCGTTTCCGCCCGAGTAGTATGCAAGGCGGAACACGTCAGGCTCGAAGCTGTCCTCGAGCCTCTGCCATCCCTTCATCGAGTTGAGCATGGCTTCAAAAGCGGAGACCTTGACGGATAGCGGCTGAACTCCTTCAGCGATCCATACGTTGTAAGAGCGGACCACGTCTTCCCAGGCATCGTCCTGAAAGACCACGGCTCCGTTTCGGCCGGGCACGGTGTAGATGGTCTGCTTCCTGTTTGGTCTTTCATAAGCAGGAGCCTCGCTGACCACCATGCCATAGTCAGACGAGGACTCACCGCCGTATACTATCAAGCCACGCTTGTTAGTAGCGATGTTGAAAAGTTTAGGCATACACAACCTTCTTTCTTGTGGTCATGGCTTCGAGCTTCTGGGCGACGACTTCCGCCAGATCGTTGACGTTCTGTCCTTCCGCTCCATAGACGTTGATGGTGACCGCTCCACCGTTGTAATTCGTTGTAGAGCCTCCGAGCGCGGGCTGTCCCGCTCCGGTTGCAGTGACGTTCATGGACGCGGTCAGACCGCTCATGCTGTCCGTCATGTCTTCCGTGACTTCGCCTATGACGTCATCAAAACCGAGTCCGATCGACAAACCGAGGTTCTGACCGATCTCTCTACGCCAGACTTTTGACGGTGAATGGATCCCAAATACTGACTTGATGGCCTTTGTTATCGCCTGGCCCATGCCGGCGATCTTATCTTTTACCCACTGGATTTTGTCTGAGATGCCCTTCCACAGTGAAGTGATAAGGTTTTTTCCGATGTCGAGCAGCTTGCCCGGGAGTTCCTTGAACTTGTTGACGATGTCCATGAAGAACTGTCCGATCTTGCCCATCGTCTGTGTGAACCACGGCCCGATCTTAGCCAGGATGGAACTGCCCAGATCCTTGAGAAGACCGAGCACGTTAGTGGCGAGCTTTACAATGACTCCACCTATCTCAGGCAGGGCCTTCACCAAAGCAACGACCACGGCGCCCACGATGGTAAGTGCCGCCTGCACGAAGCTCTTGATGTTTTTCGGATCGGTGAGGCTGTCCACGAGCTGTCCGCAGATATTGATGATCGCCGGGATCAGGATCGGAAGCGCATCCGCCAGACCTGAAGCGATCACGCTGACGATCTGCATTATTCCGTCCACAAAAGTCTTGACGTTGTCATCACTTGCAAGCCACTGAACGAGCTGACTCGCCATGTCTATCAATGCCTGGATGAGAACAGGCAGGCAGGTAAGCAAAGCCGAAGCCACGCCCTGGAGTCCCTGAGTGATGACCGGCGTGAGCTGGGGAATTAGCTGGACCAACGTCAAAAGGCCCGTCTGCAGGAATCCGAAGATCGAGCTGACGAGCTGAGGGATCATCGGCGCAAAACCGCTGATGATGCCGTTTATGAGTTCACTTGCTATTGAGAAGAAGGTCGGAGCCATTCCGGAGATCTTGCCGACCAGATCCTTCAGGCCGTTCCTTATCTCTTCCACTCCGCCGTTGCCACTGAAGACCTTTGACAGACCCGTCATGACCTGGCTCATTCCGGGGAGGAACTGTGCCATCATGTTGCGCTTGACGCCGTTCAGAGCCGTCTCCATGTCCGTCAGGCTGTCCTGGAACGCTGCCGAGTCATTGACCGCTTCGTCGGACATGACTCCGCCGAGATCGTGAACCTGCTTGCGCAGCGCTTCGGTCTCTTCGGCCGTGGAGTTAAGCAGAGGCGCGAGCTCCGTTGCACCCTTGCCGAGCAGTTTATTTGCAAGGACCGTCCTCTGTCCTTCGTCCGTGACGTTCTGGAGGGCCTGAATGGTCCTGTTGAAGGTCTGCTCCGGAGACATGTTCTTCAGCTCTTCTTCAGTAATGCCGAGATCCGCAAAAGCTTTGTCTCCACTTTCGGCAGCCTTCGTCAGCTTCAGCATCGAGGTCTTCATGCCGTCGATGGAAGCGCCATTTCTCTTGAGAATGTAGTCCCACTCCTGATAGCCGGAGATGGACATGTTCATCTTCTGGGCGTTCTTCTGTATACTGTCGCCGTATTCGGCCGTGTCTTTTGCAGCGCTGACAAAAGCCTTGCCCGTTGCTGCAGCCGCCGCGGTCGCAGCGGTCATGGCGGCGCCTATGACTGTCGCCGTTGTTTTCAGTCCTTTAGCGAGAGACTCACCAAAGCTCTTGCCTGACTTTTCGCCTGTCTCCTTCGCGGCGGGCTCGACCACCGCGCCCATCTCGGTCGCTATGGTCTTCTGGGAGCCTTCCATTGAGGGCACGATGGTCACATACGCTTTTGCGACTTCGATGTGATTACCGTCAGCCATGTTCCTGTCTCTCCTTTATCCATTTGCGCAGTTCCGTCAAAGGCATCGCGCCCTTGCCGAGCTTGCGCTTTTTATCTTCATCCGCGCCCGGTCTCGGGTACGGCTTTATCTTTCTTGGTTTGGTGCCTCCGAGCGCAACGATCTCCGCCCTGATTATTTGAAGCAGGTCGTAAATGTCCGCCAGGATGGCGTTCGTCTTTATCGTCTGATCCCATCCGGTCGACTTGTCCAGGTCTCTTGCGAGAGCACTGTCGCCGCCGATGTTGATCAAGAATGAATGGAG